GAAGAACTTTGACTTGACTCTTTGAAGGAGTGGCAAATACAATATTGTGAAGGTTCCTAATATTGATCCCAGTACTAAAAGTTCCCAGAGAAGCAACGATAATTGCATCATCTTCTTTCTCCACTATTCCTCTAATCTTTTCACGATCAGATGCATCTACCTCACCAGACACGTAAAAAACTTTGCGTCCATCTTTTACAGCATCTCTAATCATCTCGACTAATATCTTTCCATGCTTCTCAACAAACTGAAACATGACCAGTGTATTACCAGTTAAATCGGTAGATAGTTTAGTAATGAACTTATTTCTCTGGTCATTCGTTACAATGTAATCCACCTCTTCTTGATATGTTTTATCTCGCATCCTATGACATACATCATTATGGTATCTTAGTAAGATAACAGATATATCAAGATCAGCAAGTGTTTTATCTTTCTGTAACTGTACTGTAGTAGTTACGGTAAACACCTTACCGAATAATCCTTCGAGTACAAGTTTATTTGTTTCTGTACCGTCCAGTGTTCCTGTTGTACCATATCTATACCTTGCGTTAACACACTTATCCATCAAAGTAGATAGGGATTTTGCTTTGAACAGATGCACCTCATCTCCGAAGATTGCTTCGAACTGCTCAAAAAATTCCGTGCCGAATTTGTATATCGACTGCCATGTAGAAATGATTACAGGTTTATCTGTCTTTTTATCTTTACCAGAATATATCCTGTGACAGTTTTCTTCTACATCATATCCGTAGTCTTCAAAATCTTTATACATCTGTTCTACCAGAGATGTGGTAGGAACGATAATTAAAGTTTTACCTACGTTCTTTTGTTCCTTGACATATCGCATCAAGTTGTATATAATAAAACTCTTGCCACTGCCAGTTGGAGATAACAGTAAACATCGTTTCTGTTCGATAGCATGTGTTACTGCTTTGTATTGATAATCTCTTAACTCAAACGGCATCTTCCAGTCTGCCATAGTTTTGATTAGAGATTGGTGATCTACATTATTAGTTTGTGAGGGTATACCATATTTAGTATTATCTACAATTTGTAGTGGATAGAATCGATCTGCACAAAACTTACGCAAGTGATGATACAGACCTACGTTCATTTGCTTGGTGACCATGTTATATAATTTAACACGACCATCCCAAACCTTACGTTTGAACGCTGGCATGTAACGATAGCCTGGCACAAAGAACGAGAAGTGCTCTCGCAATTCTTGTTCCTGCCCTGCATTAGATTCGATTGCCATATAAGAGTGATTCAACATCCTCACCCTTATTGTATTATCCACCTGCTTCAAACTGTCTCCACCTTATCATATTACCTATTGTTTGATGTCTCCATTTCAGAGTATCAACAATCTCTGTCAATGTACTTATAATAGTCTTTAAGTACTCAACCTTTTCTGTTGATCTCTGTATCTCTGGATCAGCATTATAGTAGTAATCCATATCACCCTTCAGAATCTTTAGTCCGTTGAACGGATCAAGATCCCAACCTGTTGCTTTCAGTTCTGCTTCATCCATCTTGCCGTTATAGTACAACCACTTTTGTTTCAATAGTGCTAACTGTTTGTTCTCTGCACGTTTGAGTTGTAACTTTGTCAACGACAAATACTGCAAATACTTTGCATGCAATGTAGGGGTGTTCTGTGAAACATCATCAAGTTTATGAGTACCGATTACACAGTCCTCTTTCCACTCGTTTAATATGCTTTCAAGATCTAACATTATATTCCTCTTCAATTATATAGTTCAAATTTATCCTCTTTGGATATGATCAACACACTCTTGCCACCATTCTGTATCTATTTCTCTTACTGGTATCATGTAACTTAAAGTTATTCTACGGCAATTTGTTCTTGCACAATGATATACATGTTCGTTGTCTTCACGTAAACCAAAATATCCTGCTTTACATGTCCAACCCACTTCATCATTCATTCGAATAATCTTTCCGTCTTTAGGATCCTTATATTCAAAATATCCATCACCTGTTTCTGACCAAGTAAAGATTAGATTGTGACCAGTTGCATTCTCATTTGTATGCCATCCAATATAACCATCGGGTGGGTACAACTGACTCAATGCACTATGGTGTACTCCCAGTTCAATAGAGAGACGATCATTAATATCATTATAACATTTTAGATAGTCCTTGTCAAGAGATTGACCTATCCTATGATCGGGTTTTAAACAGTAGGAACGTGCTGATTCTGGAGAACCATCATGGTCGGTTTCTATAGATTTTAGATAGTCAAGTGATGTATACCAATCACGGTCATTGCCATCAATCATTTCATTCTTGTTTTCAATATCAGAATCTAACAGGAATGTTTTGAACTCATCTAATAATGCCCAGACACTGGGATTCATAATAAAAACTTTTTTCACTTATTTAATCTCGAATGAACTGAATCTAAATCCTACGGTAAAGGTTGGGTAAACTACGTCACCTGTATTACTGGTCATATTTATCTGACCAATATTAGTAGGTACGCAATCGTTGTATTTAATTTGAACGTTGTTATTATTATGAGAAGTAAGAATAATCAAAGTAATATCTGAGTACGTTTGAGTCTTCGGAGAGTTTACATCGTTTACCTGTCCGTCATTAATCGTACGTTCTAACCAACTCTGCATCTCTTTATATGATTGCATGTCTTCATCAAGCAATACTTCAAGAGACAATTCTGAGTATGTGATCTTGTCACCTGCAAGTGGTACAGATGTAACACGTGCTACAGGTAGTTCTACTGGATTAGCATTTGCGCCTGGGTGTGTAACAGACTGTGCAAAGAATTGCAAGTTCTTATATTGTTCACCCGATATGATAAACTTAAACCCTGTAGGTTGTAAGTAGTTTTTGTTAGATGTAAGTGCCATAGTAACCTCTTATAATATACATGTATTTATACAAATTATAAAGCAAAAAAAAGGGACACCGAAGTGTCCCCTTTAGTAATACTAAAAGTATTCTTATGTGAGGATGTTGTCCACACGGAAGATACGGTAGTATTGGTTGGTTTTAGCAGCCGCCAATGCGTTGTTAGCAGGAGTTGCACCCACGAATGGGTTACTTGCCATACCGTAACGAGTTTTAAACCCGATTTTTGGTTGGAAAGTGTCCTCACCAACTGCTTTAACCATTTGTAGAGGTACGTATGGGCAGTAGAAAATACCTGCGTCATATGCGTTAGTACCTTTGTAACCTACAGTGATGTAGTCAGTTTGTGCATAAGGATCGATATACACTTTAATACGTCCGTTCAGAGTACCTGCGAAAGTATTACCAGTATCATCTACTTGTAAAGAAGTAGACATGTTTGGTGTGTAGTCAAGCATACCAGATGCAGAAAGTGCTGTAGCAACGTCTGAAGAACAGATAACAATGTTACCTTTTCCACGTCTTGTTTCTTTAGCAATAACGTTACATTCACGGTCAATTTGTACTACTAATCCCTTGAACTTCTCAGCAGACCAACGACCATCAGCATCACTTGAAAGATCAAAGATACCGTTTTTAGTTACGTTTGCTTGCAAAGCACCTGTCTTTGCTTGAGAGTTAATTGTACGGATAACTTCACGGTTAATTTCCGCAAGGATTTCTGTACTTAGGATGTTAGCAAGTTCAGTTTCAGCATCAAGACCATGGATTGCTTTCAAGTCTTGAGCAAGTTCTAAACTGTACTCTGCTTTTAGAGCACGTGACTTAGCAGTAACACTTGCTTTCTCAATGGTGAAACCCATTTCTTCGAAAGCTGCTCCACCACTTGAACCATATGCTTCCATATTGGCAGTAGTGTCACCTGTTCCTGTTCCGCCTGCACGTAATGCGTCAGCAGAGTCACCACTTGGAGAGATACCTGCGAAACCAGACACGTTGTCTGAGTCATGAGTACCAACACCAGAGAAGTTAGTTTCTGCTTCGTTGAATAGTGCTTCACGTGATGAAGTCGAACCTGCACCGTATCTGCTCTTCATTGCGAAGATAAGACCAGTTGGGCCTGACATAGGTTGTACACCACAAACGTCATATGCCATAAGATTAGGCATAGCACGGCGTACTAAAGAAATCAATACAGGATCCCAGTTACCAACTGAACCAGTGTTTGCACCTTGAGGAGCAGCCTCGTTCAATGAACCAAAACCTTGATATTGAGCACGTTCTTCCATCATTGCTTTCTCTTGGTTTTCCAAGATAGCGGCAGTGACTGCTTTACGTTGGTGGTCTTTAATCTCGCCAGCAGAACTTTCGTTCAGTACTGGTGACCACTTTTCGATTAATTTATCGTAAGAGTTCATAATTGTTTCCTTAATTATAGTGTTTTAGAAGTTTTTCTAAGTGCAGTTAAATATGTTTCCATTTGCTCTGAAGTTTCCAAAATTGCTTCTGGTTCTTCGTCTACTACTGGAGCATCTTCAACTACGGTTTGTGAGAAATATTGTTCTTTGATTACATCTACCTTAGAGGCAAAATCGTCAGAGAAATCTATGTTCTCACACAGACCTGCTAACTTCTCGATTTGGGTGTCTGCCAAACCTCGACTTGCTTCTGCAATGACTGCGTCACGCTTAAGCACTTCAAGTTCTTCTGACAGTTTGATTGACTCACCAGTTTGCTCGTTGAGTTTTGTTTCCAACTCTTCAACTTGCTCTGCTAATTCGTCAACTAAGTCTACCTTGGACTCTGGAACATCGATGTGAGATTCTACGAATAGATCTTTCATCTTTGTCATAAAGTTTTCTGCGATTTCAGTACGGAGACCGTTCTGAACAGCAACTTTATTGTCTTCCATCCAAGACTCAACTACGTAGTTTAAATAAGAATCTACTTTCTCAACAAGGTCAGACTTAATAGTTGACACTTCTTCAGCAAGTTCTTCTTTATATTGTGTTTCGATACGAGACACTTCTTCAGACAATTTTGACTTCAATGATGCTTCAAAGATAATTGCTGTCTTGCTCTTGAACTCATCGGATAGAGTTGCCTCTGATTCCATGATTTGATCAAGTTCAGCAGTTGTATCGATTTCAGATTCAGCGATAACTGCTTCGTCTTCTACGTCTACATCTTCACCCATCAACTTACCGTATGATGCTTGAAGATCTGCTTTTTTCATAGCATTCATCTTTTGATACATTGCAGAAATCATTCCTGCCTTGGTTTTTGGAACAGGTGCTTTTTTAACAGCATCTGCCGCCTTGTCTACAGAAGCAACTGAGTCGGGTTCACTTACTGGTTGAGGATCAACCTTGGCACCCTGCCCTTTTGGTTCTGATTTTTCTTCGAGAGTTTCCTCCACGATTTCGTTATCAATTTCATCGTGAAGTTCAACTTCGACTTTATTTTCTTCAGTCATAGTGACTCCTTACATATTAGATTTGATTAACGAGAGGAAATTTTTGAACTCCCGAATTTGCACTTCTGGACGAAATGCCTTCGGCGTGTTTTTAATTTCTGTCTCCATATCTTCAATGACTTGAGGTTCCAAAATTCCGTTATTCCAAACCCAATCTACACCTTCCATTATACCATTAACAAATGCGTCTGGTGCAGATGGATCTTGAACAATGTCCACAGTACTCAAGATGAAATCATCTTTAACGTACGCAACACCGTTTCGGTTCTCAAGACTACCCATACCACGAGTTGACACACCCAATTGTACACCACCTTCAAGTAGACCTTTTACAATCTTACCCATTGGAGTATCCAAAACTTGTGCCTTTCCGACCACATCATTTCCCTCAAATTTGAGGTCTGTGATGAGGTGCGAAACCTTGTCCAAGTTAACTGTAGGGCCTTCGGGATGATTTAGTTCCCCAACCGCACGTTTCTTGTTAACTTGCGTTTGAACGTATTTGTTTACCGCATTCTCCATAATAGGTTTAGGGTAAACACGTCCGTTCCTGTTCTTTTTGTCTGCTTGAGCAAAGACACCTTCGATGACATAATTCTTCTCACCGTCTTCTTTTTTCTCAACCAAACATTGAATGTTCTGTTCTGTAAATTCACTTATCAGTTTCATTTCATTTTACCTCCAAGTTCATTTACTGTAACCTTTAAATTTTTCTTTGCTTCTGCTTCAGTCTTGTAAGTATCTAACTTATCACCGTCAATAATAACAGTGTAACCTTTTAACTCTTTTACAATACTAACAGCAACCTTGGGGATTCTTCCCCCTGCTTTTCCAGAGAATATAACTTTACCTTTTGGTTTGTATTTCTCTCTTAGTTCTTTAAAACTTGGCATATAGTAATTACTTGTTTTATTAATAAGTTATACAGTTATTTATACAAATAAGAGTTTCTAACTGCAATTAATTTTCGTCTTCGTCTGCGATCTCATCGACAACTACTTCGTCTTCGACCTCATCTTCGACTTCGACTTCATCTTCTAAGACTTCGTCAACTACTACATCGTCCTCTTCAACTTCTACTTCATCTTCTAAGACATCTTCGTCATCAAGATCAAGTTCAAGTTGCTCTTCTTCTGGTGCATCATTAAAGATAGTATCCGCAACAGCAATCTTTTCTGCTTCAATTGCGTCATTCATCTTGTCACCAAGAATGCTATCGAAGTGATCTTTGGCACGATTAAAGTTCTGCTGTGAAATTGCATTCACAAGATCTTCAATATTACCTACGTTTTGTTGCTCAACGTCTGTCTCTGCAACTGCCACTTCTTCGTTATTTTCTACTTCACTCATCGTTTTCTCCTACTTTCTCAAAGTCATCGTATTGGTCTTCTTGACCATCCCAGTTTAAATCACTTTGTGATGCGTACAATTCTTTAGTACTCATCACCATCTCCACCATCGGAACTCTTAGAATTTTCTGCTTCTACTTGATCCTTCATGGTTTCAATATCTTCGTCAGACATCATCATTACGTTTTTCATTACCCACTCACGTGAGAAGTATTCACCAACGTACTGTGATAACTGATCAAGAGTACTTAGTCTTTCTCTAAGTAACTCTGAATCTTTTAACTCAGTGAAGTGGTTATCACGGATGAAGTCGATTTGGATATCATTTTTCCATGAATTCCAATCTTCATTAGTAATAATCCCCTTCAAGATTAATTGTTTCTTCAAGATCTGCGTAAATAATGTAGAGAAACGTTTACGCAATCTATCAATAAACTTCTGGAACTTAACCTCGTCCCTGCTTATCTCAGTAGATCTACCAAGACTAAACTGTGCTTCCTGCTCTAATCTATTGATCGGAACATTCAATGCACGATATAACCTTTTCTGGAAATAGATAATATCATCTATCTGTCCAAGGTTATCTCCGCCTGGAAGTGTACTGATCTCAGTACCTCTTCCCCCCTCTCTACGAGGTAACCAGAAATCTTCAAGCATACTCATATGCTTACGATCATCTTTTAAATTACCAGTACTTGCGTCATAGACTAACTTGTTTCTATAACGAGTCTGGATCTCTTTCATATGTTGTTCTGCCTTATTGTTTGGCAGGTTACCAACATCTATATAAAAGATTCTACGTTCTGGTGCACGTGCAAGACGATAAATCACCAGACTGTCTTCCATCATACGCAACTGGTTGATGGGTTTAATTGCCTTATGCAAATAAGATACTACACGTTTCTTTGTAGGATCTGTTAGACCAGATGTAACATATGATACTGAATCTGGTGTTAGTTTGACTGCGGACTGTGTTTGATTCTTTTCTTGGAATACGTAGAACTCATCTGTTTTGTCTACGATCTTTGCCCCAGTCTTATTGTCTTTCTTATATTTTACTTCTTTTACTTTACGTATCTTTGTAGCATCGATAGGACGGATCTCTTGGATCCCTGCTTTCATGTTACCTTCGTTTACTACCAAATGATGAACCAAACGTCCATCAATATACCACGATCTAAAAATGTCGTGACCTAATTCGTTGAAGTTCAACATACCACAAATGTTGTCGAACTCTTCGTTTATTAACTTCTTGATCTTATCAGAAGTTTCTACACCATCGAGATTAATCAGAGCAGGTGCTTCGTTCTCTGAACCAGAAATACTTTCATTTACAATATCTTCAATAGCGGCGTCAACTTCTGGATGAGTTGATACACCACGATACTTCATGATCATTTCGGCATTGTCTTTCGCATTATCACCATTGATGTCAATGTATTGACCATAGTGACTACCAGAAGCAGTTACATATCCTGCACCATCTGTATCCGTTTTAGGGACAATAGATGGGAGTTTCTCATTGTCTTTGGTTGGATCTTGTCTCTTTGAACGGACAAGTTCGAAACCAAATAATTTCATTATACTGTTATTATCGTCTGCCATATATTTGCCTTCAAGTTAAAAAAATGCGTAGGGAGATTATTCCCCCTACACATATATTTAGTCAACCATTAACTGGTTGTATTTGACTCCCAGTACTGAACTTGGAACGTAACTTGGAACTCTTCGATAGTATCGACAGTGTCATAGTTAAGATCAATTGCAGTAATGTTGGTTGGGAAGCAAGAACGGAAACTGTAAGATTTAATTACAAGTCCGTCTTTGTCTAACTGATCAACTGATAAGTCAGTTTGATACTCAGCAGGATCATTGAAACCAGTATTCTCGTTATGAGAATTGATTCCATTCATCCACCGTTCCATTGCATCACGTACTTCAAAACCTGTGTCGTTGATTACGGTTACTGTCCATTCTTCGAATGTACGATCACCAGCGATCTTCAACTGTCTACCACGGAATGGTACAACAATTGGAGTCACAACGGACGCAGGAAGTTGAGCACCCTTTGCCATGAATGATGTTAATTCAGCATCACCCAGTGCATATGCAGGGAAGTTTACCTTACAGTTGAAGAGGTTAGGACGTGCACCACCACCTTTGAGTTTAGATTTAAAATCATCTACACCTAAAATTGCCATTTCTAATCTCCTTATGCGCCTACTGTGCCAACAATCTCTTCGAAGTCTACACCAGTTCTAACAGCAACGAAGTTCAATTGAACGAAGTTGATAGACCTTGCAGGTTTCACAAAGATGTTTGCCACAAATTGGTTATTGTCAATTACCTCTTGATTGTTGTTTGTGTCATCACATACAACTCTAAAGTCGGTAATACCCCTTCTACCCTTTACTCGTCTGAGGAAAGGTTCTACGATGTTTGTAAACTCGGCACGAGTAAACTCGTCATTGAATTCAAACATTACGTTTTTCGCAGCCTCTGAAATTGACTTCTCGATTGCAATGAACAATCTACGTACGTTAATACGGTCAAATGCAGAAGGTCTGCTTTCCAACGTTTTATCTCCAAACAGAATCAAACCTGAGCCTGGTATATTGGCAATAGGGTTGACACCTGCTTTATAAAGTTGATCACGTTGTGTTTGGTTTGGATTGGCAACGATGTCTGTGACACCACGATAGTTACCACGTCTTTGTCCAGCGGGTGAGTACCATGGATCTGCGATAATATCACTTGCCGCCATCAATCCTGCTGTACTTGAGTTTGCAGGTATATTGATGTATTTGTCGTTATACTTATCAAAGACTTTTAAGTAGTTGTTATCTACAACTAAGTATGAAGACTTTGTTAATCCGTCAACGAATGTGACTGCGTTAGTTGCTTGTTGAGAAGCAGTTTTGCCCACAACACCTTGTTTGTCAACAGATGCTACTACGATACAGTCTTTACGAGCAGTCGCAATAGATGTTAGATCGTTAACAATTGTTGCACCATTTCCTGCTGTTCCATATGAAGGAGCAATCAAGAAATCGATCTCTGTTTGTAGTTTATCTTCGAAGAGGTCGTAACCTTCTAAGAAGTCACCAGTTCCCAGAGTAGCACCGTCTGCACCACCACCTAAGTTAGTAGTCATGGCGGCATCAGTAAGAGCAACACCTAAACCGTAGTTACGAGGTGAGTCAGTTGATGGAGTAGTTCCCCATCCTGCACCACTATCTAAGTTAAGGTATGATCCACCGAATGCAGAGTCATCACCGAAATAACCGTTCCAGATGTATTGTGAATTTGAATTCAATACGTCTGAAATATAGTTAGGTGAGTTATCGGGTGTAAGTGCACCTTTTGCTACTGAAAGATAAGCAAACTTTTCAAGAACACTGTTAGGAGTTCCAGAAATAGCACCTGTGCGGTCAACGACCACTACGTGAATTTCATCGTTTGATGCACCATTTGAAGAAGCATAAGATGAAGTTCCAGGCTTACCATCGAACTGACTTGCGTATGCCCATCCACTGAAGTGTTCAGCGGCGGCACTGTCAGAAGCAGGGCAGAAAGATACAGTCAAAGCATCTCCAAGTACGCCTGGGTATTTAGCAACCCATGTACCAGTTGATGTTTTTGAAGCACCTTCTCCAACTGCTGAAAGATGGTTATCTTCCCAGTCTTTAAGGTTATTGACAAGTATTCGTTCAGATGAGTCTGCTGATAATTTAGTAATTGCTGAGTGAGCATTTTGTGCATTATCACCAACTTCACGAACAACTTGTAGTGTTTGTGAGTACTTTAAAAAGTACGAGGCACTGTGGAAATCCACAGAATTTGAATCGTTAGGACTTGCAAACGTAGTAACCAGACCAGTCTCATCGGCGATCAGAGTTCTTTCGTGCACAGGGCCCCAACGGAAATTTCCTACGAAACCACCACCAGAGGAACCAACAGCGGGCACAATTGCCGTTTTGTCGATCTCACTAATATTGATCCGAGGAGAAGCAGGTTTAACAGCCATAGCATTTTCCTTTTAATTTGTATTCGTTGTCGAATTATATGTTAAGCATAATACGGATAGTCTCAATACTTATATTTATAACAATGGTATTCTTTAGAATTCCCGTCCATCAAGTGTATCGGTGTCTATCTCATGCCACCCTTTAAATTCACCCTCTCTAATCAATCCATCGTCTATACCATCATCGACAACTCCAAATGGTATAACATCGTCTTGGATTGCTTGCATTTTTTCCTCGAACATCATCTGTTTGAGGTTTATATCTGTCATATCTGCAAAGAATTGTGTAGATACAAAGTATCCAAACATCACCAGATTCATCATTAAATCATCATGGTTACCATCCGATGCTTCATATGACTGCCCCCTACCCACAAAGGTAGAGACTTCGAGAATTGTATTCTCATCGTAAATTTCTAATTTCTTTTGTTCAAGTATGTCTTTGATAGATGAACACCCCAGTCTCTTGACTTTACGGTTCATTTCTATACCAAGTGCGTTTGCTTTTACTGCGGAAGATGTGTGAAGATTTTCATATTCTAAATCATAATACAGACCATTACAAACAACAGTTCCTTGATCATTTGCTTCTACAACTACCCATGCCTCGTTGTAGAGATTCGCATACTTATATATAATATTAGGAAAGAGCAAGGGAGAAATAGTATTGTTGCGATACGTAAGTACCTGCTTAAAAGGTCGTTCCGTAATATCGATCACATTAAATGTGGAATAATCCTGTCCTCTTCCCTTTGATACATCAACAGTCATGATGTATTCATGATCCTTAACTGGATCTTTATAGACTAAGCAGTCACCACCCTCTACGTGACGTACTGGGTTTCTGTGTCGTAGACTCATTAGAGTCTCTGCGTTTATTAACGTGTCCCCTGTTCCAAAGAACGTATTACCAAACTCTTGATCGAATTGCAACTTAGACGTATTCGCAATAGTCTCTTCTTTCCATTTCTCATCTCGGCCTGGGACATCCCACCAATCCACACGGAATGGTTTATATTCATTTACTCCTTGAATAGCACCAGTCCAGATCTTCTCGAACTGATTACCAATACCATTACAGGTACTTGTTATGATAACCTTCGTATCTTTTCCCGAAGAGATAACTGGATAGGTTGAAGTATAGAACTCAGTCGCATTCTCAACGAAAGCAAACTCATCAAGAAAAAGCAAATTAACAGACATACCACGAATAGAGGAACCAGAAGTAGCACTGGCAATGATTCGAGAATTATTACTAAACTCAAGAGAACCCTTGTTGAGTGCTTTACAGCCTGGTTGCAAAAAGAACGGTAGGTTCTCAAGCATGAGTGTAACACGTGATAACATTTCCCTTGCGGTTGCACCTTTGTTTGCAAGGATGGCAATTGTTTTTTCGGGGTGGAAGATTGCATACCAGAGAAGATATCCTACACTTGAGATTGATTTACCACTTTGTCTACAAGCAAGTACAATAGCAAATCTATTGTTATGAAAATGATCGAACATTTTTTCTTGATAATCATAGAGTTCAAAATTAACCAGTCCTTTATCAAGGTGTACTACTTTTACATAGGTACGACAAAAGTACGATGGATCTTCCATGCACTTTTTGTACTCTAATATTGTTTCTTTAGTCCACTCTTCAGCAACCCCATCCTTTTTTACATTTGGATTACCGAGATATGACTCCTTAGTTGCTATCGTCATTGTCAATCACTTTGGTCTCATTCTGTAATAGTCGTTGTAAATCAGTGGTAGATCCAATAAACAAATTATTGTTTGTTGTCTCTTTTGGTTGTTCTACTTTAGTGACTTCCTTATACTTTTTATTAAGTTCCATAAGTCTGTCATTAACGTCAGAAATATTTTTGATCATGCCCGAAAGAACTTCGAATGCACGAGGGTGTTCACTTTCACGTGCCACCTGTATCATCAACTCAAGAGATTCTCTACCCTTATCGATTAGATCGTTATAGGTTTCTCTTGACTCATTATAATCCTGTTCTATTTCTCTATTTTTATCACTCATGTAAAATCAACTATTTTATTGGGCACTATCTAAATAATTTAGATTAAACCCATAATCACTATCTACACTCACTCCAGATGGAGTAGGTGTTGTTTGCATGGACAATAGGAAAGTATCACTATCCCCCATATTATATATGTTATTATTTACTTCACGTATCAATCCTTGTTTCCTGTCAGGCCCATAGAAGGCAATCTTCATGATGAATGACATGGTATAAACAATAGTTCTTCGTTCTCCTATAGCACCTTCGGCATCATCTGAGAATGTTACTGACTGTAATGCAATAGGAACATCTTCTTTTATTTCTGGGAACTTAGTTCCAAAAGGTTTTACTGATACAGTATACTGCGGATTGAAATATGGTAATATTTGCTCTACTACTTGCAATGCATCGTCTTGACTCTTTGCATATACATTGACATCAAATGCAATATCATACGGCACTGCCGTATAAAATAAGTTTCTATTACTTGCATCTCCAGTAATAGCAGTAGAAAAGTTATTTGTTTTTGGTAATTGTCTTGCAGGATCATATGTCATTGCTGTAATCTCAAATGACATACGTGGTAGTTTCATTGCAACTCTACGTTCTGATTCCTCTCCGTTTCGCATCTCTTGTAGACGTTGAATAAAGTTTCTCTTTGGTGCATATGATAATGGCACCTTTACTTGAGATATAGTTTCCCCTTGAGAATTTTGTCTCAACACATATAGATTATTAAACATAGATCCGAATACCGATACGGCAGTTCGAACTCGTTTATGATAGAACCAATTACCAAACATTATTCCATATCTCCAAATGGATTATTCTCAGAGAAGTCTAAGAAGTTATTTTCGAAATCATCAAAGTAATCTGCTTGAGGTGCACTGGTTGTTATTGTGCCAAACTCTTGTTGTATATTTTGTAACTCACCAACAAGACTTGGAGCATATACTGCACCAGACTCATCACCTACTACTTGTGCTGTAGTTGAGAATGTATGTAACGTGCCATCTGTGGCACCTACGTGTGCAAGATATAATCCGTTATCAGAA